TTGGAGAAATTCCGTAGAAAAGAAATCAAGCAGTTTGCAATGGAATTGAAGACTGTAGGTGATATGTCACTTGCTAACATTACTGACTTAGCTGCTGCTAACGTTCAGATGTTACCGGGCATCATTCCTGCTGCGCCTCGTAAGTTGCACATCAGAGCATTACTTCCTACTGGAGTTATGACTACATCTGCAATTCACTACTTGCAAGAAACAGGTTCTGAGGGATCAGTTGCAGCATGGGCAGATAATTCAGGAACTAAATCTCAAATTGATTACGATTTGACAGAAGAGGTTGCACCATCTGAGTTCATTGCAGGTTACCTTCGCATAACTCGCAAGGCACTTGATGATATCTCTGCTATGCGTTCTTATCTTCAAAGCCGCTTACTTGAGCAGTATCTTGATGCTGAGGATAATCAATTACTTAACGGATCTGGTGTTTCTCCAAATCTAGGTGGTTTGATTACCAATGCTGAGGCTTACTCAGGATTCCGTACTATTCAAGTTGAGAAATTGGTTGATTCAATTGCACAAATTGATGGAAACAATCACTCTGCAAATGGTATCTTGTTAAGTCCAGAGCAGTATTATGCTCTATTGCTTACTAAAGGAACTACTAATGATTACACTTTGCCAGGACTAGGAACTGTAACCTCTGTGAATGGTCAAATGTTTATCTCAGGTGTTCCAGTATTCAAGTCTACTGCAATGAGCGATTCTAATTACTTAGTTGGTGACTGGTCAAAAGGTGCGCAGCTATATGTTCGTGAGAATCCAATTGTAAGATTCTTCGAAGAGGATGGTACAAACGTAAGAGAGAACAAGATTACTGTACGTGTTGAAGGTCGTATTGCTTTACCAATATACTACACAGATGCGTTTGTAACTGGTTCACTTAACGCTAATCCTAGCTAATTTTTTTGGTTAATAAGTGTAAGGATGAAAAGCCTGTCATTAATTTGGCAGGTTTTTTTTATTTCATTATGTTATATAAATAATTACCTTTGCTTTATGTTCAAAGCCAATTTTATAGGTCAAGAGGGATTATACAAACACAAAGAGTATGTAATCTGTATTGGCGTCATAAATGGTTGGATTCATGTCCGCAGGAAGTGTGGAGCAGGTCGAATAAATTATCCATCAATATTAGAGTTTATAAAAGACTGGGATAACATTAGAAAAATCAACCTATAACTTAATAAAACAATTTAAAAAGTAAACCTATAACTTAACATTTATGAGAATATTCCATTTAGGTTTATGCGTTGGTCCTCCGCCTTTTGATTCAATGCGAAAAGCGTTTTTAGCTAACTCAAGCGATTACATAGAGTTAAGCACAGGAGACAAGGAGGTAAATAGAAAAGCTATTGCAATGGCTAAAGCATTTAAGCCTGATATTATATTCATGCAAATTCAAGCACCTAACATTATCCAAATAGAAACTGTCAAGGAAATGAAAAAGACAGGAGCATGGATTTGTAATTGGAACGGCGATATAAGAGATGCTACTCCAAAATGGATGATAGAAATGGCTGAGTATGTTGACCGCACTTTGTTTACTAATTTAAGAGATGCAAATAATATTAAGAATGGAGGCTATTTAGAGATTGGTTATGATCCTGAGATATACACTCCAGAGGGCAATGCTTTCAACTTAAAAGAAATTGGTTTTTTTGGCAATAATTACGGACATACTATGTTCCCATTGTCAAATATGAGAATAGAAATGAATGAGTTATTAAATAGGCATTATAGAGGGCAGTACGGAGTCTATGGCAATAACTGGAATAATGTTTCAGGTAATTTTAATCATAGTCAAGCAGATGAATCAAAAGCATATAGAGGTATTAAGATAGGTATTAATTTAAGCCATTTTGATGAGCCTAAATACTCAAGTGATAGGATATTAAGGATAATGGGATCAGGGTGCTTATGCCTAGCTAAAGAATATCAATTTATGCCTTTTACAGATGGCGAACATTTAAGAACGTGGAAAACATTTCCTGAGTTAATTGAATTGATAAATTATTATTTGGCAAATGAAGCTGAACGCAAACAAATAGCTAAACAAGGTCAGGAATATGTAAAACAAAATTTTACTTTTGATAACATGGTAAAGAATTTAATAGAGATATATGAGCAAGTTTAAGGTATTAGGATTTATGACAATCCATTATGCAGGAGATTACTTAAAAGAGTCTTTGCTATCAGTTGTTGACCATTTAGATAAAATGGTAATTGCTTACAGTAAGCAACCATCGCAAGGACATGGAACGCAAATGGAATGCCCAGATAATGAGCAGTATATTTTTGATACTTGTAAAGAGGTTTTAGGTGATAAAATGATATGGGACAGAGCAGATAGATACGGCGCAGAGAATGAGCATCGCAATGTAAAGTATAAATATACTCATGGCTTTGATTTAGTATTGACAGTAGATTCAGATGAGGTTTACAAATCAGATGAGTTAGAAGCATCCTTTGAGTATGCCTACTGGGGCATTGAGAGATTTTATGGCATTGAAGGATTTATTAACTTTTGGAGGTCTTTTGACTTTGCTTGTTACGATGGATTCAGACCAATTAGGTTAGAGAATTTACATCGCAAGAATAATACTCAAAACCTAAACCTAAAGCAGACTATTTATCATTTTAGCACCTGTCAGCCTGAGCCTATCATGAGATACAAATATTTAGTATTTGGTCATGCTAATGAAGTTAAAACGAATTGGTTAGATGAGATATTTTATAAATGGACACCAGATAATCAAATAAGCGATTTACATTGTGTTTCTTACAATTTATGGAACGCAGTATCATTTGATAAAAATACTTTGCCTGAAAGCCTTAAAATACATAAGAACTTTAATAAGGAGTTAGTATGAGCGATATAGATTATGCAAAGGAAATTAGGAAGCAAGTTAACATCCTAAACGAGTTAATCAAAGAGGCTGAGGCTAATGATTTAGATATTGTTATTTGGCAATATGGCAAACAGGCAGAGCATACATTGCAGGTTAAAATAACAAAGACAGTTGAATTATGAATGCTGCTATAATTATAGATGATCGGGAGGCAATAGCAAATAAGGCTATTAAAGAGCATAAAAAGTATTTATCTGATGATTGGGTTGTTTTAAATATAAAGCCTCCTTATGAGGGCGGAATTTACCATATAAAGACTGCTCAGGTTTATAATAACATATTAACAAATGCTAACTTTTGGAAGGGTTGCATTTATGATAGGGTGCTAATATTTCAGCATGATTCAGGATTGTTAAAGACAGGCATTGAGGAGTTTTTAGAATGGGATTTTATAGGGGCGTGGATTAAGAACATACCGGGTTGCATGAACGGAGGTTTAAGCATTCGAAACCCTAAAGTTATGTATGAGATTTGTGTTAAGCATCCTTATAAAGGCATGGGAGTACATGGCAATGAGGATATTTATTTCTGCAATAAAATGCGAGAGTTAGGCTATAAGTTGCCCGATAAGGAAACTTGTAATAAGTTTTCAGTAGAGACAGAGTTTGAGTTAGGCTCGGTTGGTTATCATGCAATAGATAAGTATCATAATAATTACAAAGAAATAATAAAGCAATATGAAAATAGTTAGGTTTTTATTTCACATGATAGCAGTATCGTTCTGCCTATTAGGTTTTAGTTTTATATTGTTAGCAGTAATAGGGTTGATTAAATATATATGGTAAACCTTTATACATCCTTTTATGAGGATAAGAATCCAAAGAGGCAAAAGGAGTTATTATATTGCCTGAAACAAAACATTTCTAACAATTTAATAGATAACATTTATTTAATTGTTGATGGGGATGTTAAATTACCTGTATCAGATAAACTTATTATAATTAAAGGCAATAGACCAACTTACAGGGATTTCTTTGATTTAGTAAGCAATACTGTTACTCATGCTAATCAAATATCAATTATCTGCAATACGGATATTTACTTCAATGCAACTTTGCATCTGCTAGACTTTTATGATAGGCAATGTGTAGCCTT